TCGGTCCTTCGATGTGAAAGTCTCGTAGGCCGAAGCGTGCGTCAACGACGAGATGTCCTAGAGTCATTCTACAGCCTTCGATTCCCACCAAGAGCACCAGTCCTGAGAGTTCGTCCAGTGCCCGCCATATTCGTAGTGCGGGGACTTTCTCCAGTCTGAATGGTTTGGGTGGCAACAGTAGCCATCTGTTCCGTCAACGTCCTCTGGATCGCAGTGATCGAAGTGACAGCATGTCAAGCACTTTTGATCGGCTAGGTGAGGATCATCAACGTGGACTCGCCCCTGCTTGTCGGACCACAACCAGTTGAGGAATCTACGGAGCATCTGCTGCAGCCTTTGGGTGCAGGATCGCTTGGGAGATCGCCGCACTGAGGCTATCCGCTGCTGCCTTCGCCTCAGCGATCACCTGTTCCAGCAGGATTTCCTTGCTTAGACATCGCTCGATGGCTGCATTCTCAGACCCCTTGGCATAATCGTCTGAGTCTACCCACTCAATGTCGTGCAGGGCTTCAGCCACATCACTCAACAGGCTGGCAAATGCTCGGCGCTCTGCAGTGCTGGCCAGTCGGTAGTCTTCGGCCAGGTTCTCGATCTTGCGGTAAAAGTACTCGTACGCCCCTCCAGCCATTACGTCTCCTTCTCTTGGTCTAATAGCTTCTGCACCAGGACTTGCCATCCATCCGTTCGCGTGTGTCCAAGTATCCGCCCAGCAGCAATCACACTCGACCTGGATGGCGTACCGTCTCCCACCAGCACTTCGTACTTGTAGTCCGAGACTGGAGCGAGTTCAGATTTGTTAACGAATACCAGGATAAGGGCCATATCAGTCCTGTAATTTCCTGTCATCTACCGTCACGATCCTGACATTCCCGCTGTCCATGTCAACATCAAGACCAATCTTGACTTCATAGCATGCGTATACGAACTTACTGTGCGCAACGCCTTTCAAGCCAAGCTTTTTCCCAACGTCGTGCATGTACTCCTTGTCACTGTGAAGATAGACATTGACCAAGGCCACTACAGTCTCCCTGCCCGTTCTACCAGATCATTAATCGCGTACGTGGCTCCAGCCGCACATACCACGCATAACACTTTCCCACCCTTCAGCCATGAATACTCCGCATGCACCTGCAAACATTAGGGGGATTGTCCGTCGGATGATAAATGGTGGCATGGGGGAAGCATACCACAGCGCGGGGGCGGTGTCAACATGGCTCACTGGGGTCGTCGGGCCGTGCCGCTGACGCGGCAATAGCCCTCCTCCTAGAACCCCTCTGGTAATTGTTGATCCACTGGCACCTCTGGTAACAGTTGGATGCAACCTCGCTTACATGCAGCACAAAGAGTATGCCCCGGCAAGGCTTTACGTTCACACGGTGACATAGCCACATTACACTGGCATTGGTGGATCGGTTCGTATACAAGCCTGGACATCAGAACCCCTCAGGTAAACGCTGGTCTAGGGGTACAAACGGTAACACCCATGTACCAAGTGTTACGTCCTTGCGCTCACTCTCTGCTGAGATATAACGCATACCCCATCGAATGCTGCCATCCTCGAAGTACCCTTTCGCGTTACGGGTGTCAGTATCCAGCAGCACGTACGCACCATGATACCCAGATCTGGGGCAGTTATAACGGATCAACATTAGAACCCTTCAGGGAGCCTGAGGTCTGCCTGGCATGGCCGCAGAGACCAGTTACCAGACGCAGTGAGAGCATCCGCACCAGAGTGGGATAGTTTGTCCCATATGGGGCTTGGGGTATTGTTAGGCACGTACCGATATTGCTCGTGTTCACGATCATACTCGTAGTAGTATGTATCTGGATCAACATTGTGCCAGACGTATTCTTCAAACATTAGAACCCCTCGGGCAGCCGCATCTCTGGGGTGGTGAATGCAATACATAGATCAGAAATGTATCGTGTGTCATACGGAAATTGCTGGTCAAGGTGACCCACTGGATGAGCAAATCCTTGTCCTGATCCGTCCACGGATACATAGCAATCCGTGACAGTACCACCCACACTCCGTAAACGAAGTGGGCGACCCGTGAAATGGCAATACAGAGTGCCAGGTACAAGACGAACGTGATTGGACACAGTTTAGAATCCTTCGGGGAGTTGCTGGTCTGGATGCAGAGGTTGGATACAGTTCATGTAGCACGCATAACAGAGATTACTCCCTAATACTGCCTTATCATGGCACTCAATGGCCACCGCATTGCACTGGCACCTGCGTATGGGTGGGGGTGGCTCTGCAAGTGGCACGTAGCGCCACATCAGAATCCCTCCGGGAGCCGCATATCTACAGGTGTCCCCACGTACCACATCCCAATCTCAAGATTGGTAGTTTCTTCATAAGGGGCAAGCTTACGTTCAGGCCAGACAATACTGCCGTCTGGGTTAAACGCCCCAACTGTACCGGTCCTGCGATTGATGATCACGTACGAGCCAGCAGCAACGTCGGGCATTATTGGGTTGTCCTTTGGCACGCCTCGTTCGTATCGAACTAGCATATCCGGCGCTGTTGACACCACAGGCGATGCTATGCTATCTTCAATGATTCCTAATGGAGTCAAATGATACATTGTCCACGTTGTCAGGCCCGACGGTGACAACACCTGACCATCGGGCTGTGACGGCTGGTACCACCAGCGTGTCTGTGCCTGACTCGGTCGAAACCAGTATTCAGCCTCCATCGATCCCTCCTAACCCCATTATCCCCATCCTCACTGGCACTGATCCCGCTGTGCGCTGGCTTGTCCCAGAGTTTATCGCCCAAGGCTCCCTCGTTGTGTACGCTGGGGAACCTGGGGTTGGTAAGTCATTCCTCTGGTACGCGCTTGGGCTCGCATGCGCAACGGGTGTTCCATTGCTCGGGTACACGCCCGTACGCCCGCTCCGCGTCCTGTACTTTGATCAGGAGAACTCACGTCCAGACCGGGACCAATATCTCCGCTGGGCGTGGGAAGGGCTGGAACGTCCATCTCTGGAACGAGTTGCAGCGAACTTCTGGACACAACACTTCTTCCTTGGGACTGCCGATTGGGGTGCCAGAGCCAGCCAAGCAGTACAAGTTGTCCAACCCGACCTCATTATCCTGGACACCGCTACCCCATGCTGTGCCATCCTGGACGAGAATGATAACGGGATAGCCACCCAGGCAGTGAACAAACTCCGAGGGGTCATGAATGTGGTTCCCCACACCGCTGCCATGGTAGTCCTGAAACACTCCCGGATCATCACTGAGGATGGCTCCCAGGACGGCCAGGAGCCCCGTAGAACGATTCGGGGAGCTAAGGCATGGGTTGGGATGGCTGACGCGGTATGGTTCCATGTAAGGGCTGCTGGAGCCCTCAGACCGGATGGGTTGGCCAACACGTATATCATGCCTGCCAAGACCAGAGCGTTTGGGCTAAGGCGTCGAATCGACATTCACCCAGAGTGGACACCTGACCGACGGGGGTTAAAGCTCAGCCGTTAGCCCTTCCGCATCGCCCACTCCCCGTGCCACACCAGGAAGTCCATCGTCCAGTTAGGTGTCACATACCCCAGCGTCATCAACACGGTAAGTCCCGCTGCTACATCAATAGCAGCCACAACCATGTAAAACACACGGAGTTTCACGCATTGGTACTGTTTCTGCATAAATCCTTGACAACCCCTTGACACGTGTGGTAGACTAAGGCGAAGGCTGCGAAGCGGAAGCGCGGAGCAAGCGGGAGCGTAGCCGCCTTTGTCTGCGGGCGGGTCTATTGCTCATCCCCTGCCTTTGATGTAGTGATACATAGAACTGCATACTAGGTATACACCTAGCACCACGTATCCCGCAAACATCACTCCTAGTGTGAGCCCAACCTTCCACCCCGTCACGTTGACACCCACCTAACACCCCTCCCTTACCTCAGCAACACCGCCCACATCAACAACGTCAGCAGCATGACCGCTGCCATCCCTATCGCGACGGCGCCTGTGATGATGACTGTGAGAAGCTTATCCCACCACGTTAATGGGACTGCCTGTGACTTGTGCTTGATCTCACTCCACTTTGTATGCCCCGCCATCACCCGCACCGCTCCCTTCGGATATCACACATTCCCCGCCAGTGCCTGCGGATCTGTATGACTTCCCACGCAGTCAGCAGCCCGTACGCCGCTGTGTTCACCATCAGGTGCCTCGCTGGACGAGCCAAGCACGCCCCCGCTGAGTACAGTCCACACGTTACCCCTAGGCCAAACAACCCTAGGTGCACCAACAACTTGAATTCCTCCTGCTCGCCTGGAGTGAGTAACGGATCCATCCTACACCTACCTTACTGAATCCGCAGGGAGTTCAAAGAATGGAGTCTCAGCTGCTTTCGCCGTCACAGGTGTCCCGTCTGGAGACACTACCCCGTATGTAGGCCCCGTGTACGACCAGACGGTCTCTCCCGCCTTCAGGTCCCGGTCCAGCCACGGACATTCGGTCTGTGGGACATCCCTTATCAGTACTAGTACCTTCGACATAGCTGCACCCCTTCCAGTGTTAGTGGAGCTCCTGCCACCCCGTCACGACGTACCCATTCGCCCCATTGCTGCTGATGTACTGTAGAATCGCGTAGAACTCCCACGCGTCTGTCGCAGGGACTGGCGGCCACCTCGGAATCGTAAACACCTCGGATGATGTATTCGCCGGTGCAAAGCACCACCTTGGGGCATAACTCGGTTCCCCAACCTTCCGGAACGTCAGGCACACCCAGATGTTCTTCAGATCCGGGTACGTGAGTGTCACGCGGGTATCCACTCCCACCTTCTGAGCCGAGACGCCGAACGCGACCCTGTGGGCTCCACGGAAATACGTGTCGTGCGTGTTCTGTGCCGCATATACGAACGTCGTGACTCCCACCAGCACCAACGCGAGTGTTATTCGTTTCATCAGTCCCCTCCTGGCTGCTAATCGCAGCCGTTTTCACGAAACATCTCGAAATCCTGATCCTCTTCCAGGCGGATCATCCTACGCCTTCGATCTTCCCCCCAGAATCCCGACAGAGTGCTCCCGACGACATCTCCTGGTGGGACAAGTGTCCACGCGATGTACGCTGCGCCACCTGCAACAACGAGGATGAGTCCAAGCAGCATCTTGCTCCTCCTAATCGTGTGTATCATGCCATTTACGGTAGAACTCAGACTGCCTGGCGTTTGACGCTGCTACTCCGTGTTTGGGACAGTCAGGATTGCTCTTCCCCTTACAGACTGGGCAGCGGTCCAGCTCACTAGGTTGTTTATACGCGTCAAGCTGTGAGCCATGGTATGCGCAGGCTCCCTTGTGGAGCTTTGTGCATCTTCCATCCACATCACAGACTGGGCAGTACTTACTCCTCATACTCCCGTTCCCCGCCGCACAGCCCGCCCAGTTCGTCCAGCGAATCCTGGAGTTCGTCCAGCTTCCCGTCGATCTCCTGGACTAGCTCAACCAGATTGTTCAATCGCTCGTCCTGCTGGCTTGTCACGAGTTCCAGCATGTCCTTCAGCTCTTCCAGCCGATCCAGCACAGGTTGCAATCCGTGTGCTTCACTCCAGCCGTCTGTTTCCTCCGTCACTACACACCTCCTCCAGCAATCCGAATCAATCTCTGCGCCGAGTAATGAATCATTCCCATCGCCACACCCATCGAGTGGTTCGCTGGGAGCGAGTAACTGGGGTCTGCCTGACACGAGCCTAACTCCCGTGCGATTTGTTCCAACTGTGCCGCAAGATGCAACAGCCGGTCCTTCGTCGTGAACGTCTGTTCCTCATTCCTGAGCGACATGCAGCACTCCTTCCCCACGCAGCACCACCTGTGCGTGCCAGATGCACAACCACCCGTTAGGGCGATTCAATGGCACAGGCTTTCCGCAGATTCTCTCGCTATACGCTGTGGTATGGATGCAGACACGACCTACGATAGTCGGTGGTTTCGCGACCTTCGGGCCGTTCGCAGTATAATCGCTTGACATGCCCGTTCCCTCTCCAGTCTTCTGTCCCGTCTACACTTTCGACACCGATAAAACTTGTCGTCGCACACAGGCTTGACCCGGCCACACGGGCATGTTCGCCATGCGCGGAATGGGTCTACCTGTCTGCTACTCATCTACCACCTTGATGACCCCCACCTGTCTGCTCCCGTCCTTGTCCTCAACGTACACAGAGTACATCCCAGGATTGTACAATACATACGTCAACGTCTTGACCGGTGCGCTGGTCCTGCTTCGTCCCCAACAGCTCCGGTGGAACTCCGGCCCATCCACGGTCAGGCAGATTGCCCCCTCATACCCCGCAGATCTCACATCAATCCTGACTCCAAGCGGAGCGAATCCAACCATCGGCAGGATTGTGACGATCACCGCAGCAATGGTGAGCATGATGTTATTTCCTATTGCAACTGTAGCAACCTTGCTCGATTGACCTGCTTGGCTCGAATGAGTTCGGCGTAATCCCGCTTCATGCTCCCGCTGTTGCTTCCAGGTGGGTGCCCACAGAAGGTACACCGCCCACCAGTACGGTCCTTGTTCGCACACAGGTTATGCCAGCATGTGACACCGCAGTGCACACATCGTCTCATGATCATGATGTTGTCTCCTTCGCGGATCTGGCCTCAGGCACTGGGGGCAATCTACGTTCCTCCGGCACTAGCGCCTTGGTCTCAATGACTGGTAGCCTACGCCTAAGCTCTTCCCCTCTGAGCTTATTGACCATGCGATAGACCTTCAAGCTGTCCTTGGGATCATCACCCTGTGCTAGCAATCTGGCACGAGCTTCCAGCTTTAGCTTATCCAGGTCATACTTCGGGATCTCCCACATGGTATCCATCTAGAGTCCTGGGGGTAGCGTGTACATTAACAACAACGACTCCTTACACGTGAACCCACAGTGCCAACAACGGAACCATCGATTGGATGGAGTATTCCAGTTGAGTGAGTCACAATTCGCAATCCGATGGAATCGCATATTTGGTCCGTCACACCGTAGACACTTGTAAGTTACAGGTTTGTATGGATCGGCCATGGCTAAAACCCTGGGGGCAACTGCATCTCGGGACTGGATGTCGCCCATGCGTCTGTACAGACACGACCTCCACTACTGCACGCTACGTGCAACCCCTCATGATATAGTGGCCTGGTGCAGATAAACCCAGCATTGCTTGCAAGACAGAATGGATCACGATGCCCTACCGGGAACATGAAGTCAGCTTCTCCCTCATATAACATCTCCCATGGGTCAGCTACGCTTACGTTCATCAGAATCCCTCAGGGAGTTGCATGTCCGGTGGGTCACGATATGTGATGTAGTACATTCCACCACCCATTGAGTCAGTCCCTACATGATGCCCGTCATGGCCTAATGGACGGTTACACATCCACCCAGTGCAGAATTTATGCCCACACCATTTACCTCGTTGGTTGTAACCCAGTGCCATCGGGTCTCTTTCACCCTTGTCAAGCACAGTCCATGGATCGAATGTTGTCACTAGAACCCCTCCGGCAGTCTCATCTCAGGACGGTCATCCCACGGGGAATACTCCAATCGGACTCCGCCCTGATTCTCCATGACAGCTCTGGTTAGCCCAGACATGCAACTGAATTCTCCTATTTCCGAGTACCAATATGCATTTCCACTTAGCGTATCAAGCACATAGATTGGAGAAGAGTACCGTGGAATTCCATCATGGGACACCTGTTGTCTCCGCCAGAACTGGTACTGCGGGCCAACAGGCCGCGCTGGCATTTGTACCGCCATTAAAACCCCTCCGGCAGACGTAACTCCAGCGGGATATCCAACTTCCAGTTTCCCCGAGTGAGATACTGCTTAAGCTCAGATTGATTCAATCCATGCATACCACGGATTATGGTTTCAGGATGGAAGTATTGGTATTGTTCCCTTGTTGGGTCGTACAGCACGTACCCTTTCCAAGCGTACCCAACCCCTCCCCACACGTACCGTTCCGTGAATCCTTTATCCACCTAGAACCCCTCTGGTAGGCGTTGATCGGGTGGCGTTTCACCCCACACCTCCAGAACCTCTTCCTCATTACTCGCCACGTGTAGGCCTGGATGTCCTGGAGCACGACTGCAGAACCAATCATCAACAGGAGACATCTCGTTGCACCAGTTGATCTCGTTGGTACCTGGGTTATTCACGTAGTACGGATCATGGTCCCCCAGTGGGATGGGATCCCAATACGGATCGCGTTCCATCAGAACCCCTCCGGTAGGCGCAGTTCCATTGGCAGTCCATCCCACACTTCCAGCACCTGGTCAACATCACTCGCTACATGTGGCCCTGGATGTCCTGGGGTACGGCTACAGAACCAACTATCCTTGGGAGATATTACATTACACCATGGATCGCTCGGCTCATAGCATGGGTCTACACTCCCTGGGCCAAGCGGAGCCCAGTAATCAAGTCCTGGATCCACTAGAATCCCTCGGGGAGTTGTTGGTCTGGTGGGATTTGAGGCACCCAGTCTTTAGTTATTAGAAGACCCTCCAAGGCATCATGAGAAAGATGATGCCATGTAGGTTGGAAGACGTAATTAAGCATCCAATGGCGGTACTGGGATCTCTCTCGATCGTACTCACAGTACCCTGTCCATGTGCTGCCTCGTCCAGCAACATACCGCTCTATCACTTAAAACCCCTCCGGGAGTTGCATCTCACGTGGTGTGCCATTCCACGAAAAGCATGCACGTTCTCTGCCTGAACTCGCGACATGTAGACCTGTATGACCGACTTTTCGTGTACAGATCCATCCCGCACTCAATCCAGGTCCAGGTCCAGATTTCTCCCGACAGAAGTTGCGGTTCTCCGCGAAGTATGGATCCATTTCATCCATTCTCAGCACGGTCCACTCATCCACTTCTGGCGGCATTAGAACCCTTCCGGCAACTGCATCTCTCGCGGGAGAGCAGGATTCCACGCCTTGCAACACACCCTTCCGTCTGAGTAACACGCGACATGCAAGCCAGTATGTCCAATACCGCGAGTACAGACAAAACTACCGCTTGGTGAATGCTGACGGCAGTAGTCCGTGTATGGAGCACGAATATACGGATCGATGTCGCCCTTACCCAGCATCGTCCAGTGGTCAAACGTATCGGCCATGATCACTCCACCGGCAGAATCTCGACCTCATCCGAGTTGAAACACCACCTGCGTGGCATGTTCCCATCCACGTCAAACACCTGGATCGGGTATTGGCTGGGTACCCACGATGTCCTGCAGTACTGGAATATGAATCCAGCATTCTCGTGGTTGAACACACAGGGCTTCAACAGTCTTGCTCGGAACGGGTACTGTTGTCTCACCAGCATAGCCCCACTCTCCAGCGTCAGACTCAGCCTGATCCGTTCATCGATTGGGTCTTCATGCCAGTCGTTGGGGTCCTGAGATTCCAATAGCTTCGCTTTCAATGTCATCATCAACTCCTAAGTCCTAACGTCCCTGCTGGCGGCTCCACAATGCGCAGCCTGACACATGTCTCCACCAACGCCTCGCCTAACAACCCTGGGTTATCCCGCGTGAGCTTCAGCGTGGAATGCGCTTCCCCATGCGGCATCGCTACTGCCTGCATCCCACACGTCTCGCACAGGGTCTTGATCGAACTCTTGCCGAACCGCTTCTTCGCAGGTCCCCACACCCCGAATGTGTGGCCAAGCATCGTCCCACGCTCCTCCGCCCTAGCCTGGAGAATTGGTAGGATCACCGCTGAGGATGCCTCTGGCTTTCGCTTTGGTCGCCGTGAGTGTCCCATAGCACCTCCGGTGCTTTATCTCCTAGTGTACGTACATAGGTACGTACTCCTACTACTCAGCTGCCGTCGCAAACGTGGTATCTGGCACCAGCGAGACTCGGCCTGGATCCCACCGTGTCAGTTGGATCGGCTGCATCGTATTCAACGTGGAGAAGAATGCCCCGCATGATGTGAAGGGAATCCCCAGTATCAGCCAGGACAGACAGTTCAGTGCACTGGCGGCAGCCATGTGGTTCACCATCACGGTCTGCATGTCGATCCGCTGGCCGCAACTCGCCTCTGGCTGCTGACACCCGGAACACTCCTCCGCGCCTGCCGCATTCCTGATCCCGCACGGCACGCAGTCCCACGCTTGTGCCCGCAACAGCTGGGGCATTGCCTCGAACGCTGGGACATGCATCGCTGCTGGAGTCGTGCACACGCCTGGCACTATCAGTGGCCATGCAATTAGGTTCATCAGCACCTGTCCTCCCCGTGTCTCGTTCCCCACATCAATCCAGGCTCGCTGGCCAGGTAAACGTGCATCAATGAAATTCTTGATGGCCGTCCTCGCTCGCCAGTTGTCCACACAGCCGATCACGGCGGTCGCCCCGGTCCTGGCATCAGCTGGAGGTAAGTCCCTGGCCAGTTGCTGGTTCGTGGCTTGGGCCATAGGATGCGCGAATGCTGTTGTGGCGATCCCCGCCCTCCGGTACCGCTCCGTCAGCACCAACGCCTTTGGCCTGCCAATATCCCGCTCTGTGAAGTGCTGCCGCGTCAGGTTCCTGTCTTCCACGATGTCGTGGTCAATGACTGACACGGTATCCCCTGGTCGGAGCATCTGCATCAATGGGGGCATCACTCGTGCCCCGTTCCCACCTGCACCGACTAGAATCACCCGTAGCGGTCCTCGCAGTGGCGCTGCCGTGGCCATAATGAGAGGTTTAGTTGTTTCAGTTGCGGCCATCTCGTGCCTCCACGCTAGCTATGTTTCGTTCGACTGCGTCCTTGAACACCTGTGTGAGAGCATCGTTCCAGCCGACCCAGTACGGGGAAGCTGGCGGCTCCTCGGCATCAATGACTCTGCGTTTGTCAATGATGTCAAGTAGAACGGTCAGGTTCAATGATTCACCGGGGCATGACCCCTCGTCATATGTGCTCATCGGTCCTCCTCGTTCTCCGGGGCTCCGTTCAGCTCGTCGTACAGCTCAGCCCAGAGCTGCATGGCAGCCTCGTCTGCGTCCTCCAGCTGGCCCCCATCACGGTCAGTTTCGTCCAGAGGATCGATAGGGAAATACTCCCCTTGCTTGGTGCCACATTTCACGCATGGACCAATGTAGTTCAGATGCTGGTTGCCGCAGTACAGGCACTTCCACCGATCAGTGGGTAATGCCATGCGCTGGGTCTCCTGTTGGTGTCATGCCAGGCGCCAGACTGAACGTCTTCCCAGTTGTCTTCCTCGAGTTCCCCTGCACTTCCCACTCCACCAGCGTGTTCCCATCTCGGATGAACACGTACTGCGTGCGAGGGGCGTGGTGTCCCCACCCGTGCTGGTTCACTGCGCCGTGGTTGACTGTCACGTCCACTCCTCCATGCACACGCGTCCCAATCTTCGCGTGCCACTCCTCAGGGCACGTCGCATCATGGAATGGATCCACGGGACAAAACAGCCTGACCTCGCCGTTCTTCACGTTCGTGACATCCATCATGCTGTCGTACACGATATCCAGCGTCACGGTGAATGGGAGTTTCGTCCCCTCCATGACAGTCTTGAAGTCGAAGCAGTCCGTCGCCTTCAGCTCGATGAACCCCTCGCGGGTGCGCAGCCTCCACTTCCACTCGGGCAGTGGCTGGTTGACCTTGCCGATGACGCCACAGATACGCCCCTCCGGCGCCTTCTTCTCGTCATGGTCGTCCACACCGGAGAAGAATGCACTCATCCCACTCCCATGCGAGTGAATGTCCGCCACAGCCACCCACTCGCCGGACGGCATCTGGTCGAAGGTGTCCGTGTGATGTACACCCCCTCCGCTCACGTGCTGGTCTGGCACCATTAGCGAGTACTGCTTCGTCGTCAGATTCCACCACACCCTGACGAACGCCTCGTTGCTGCCGCCCTTCCGCTTGCATGTCTCGCGGAACAACGCCACTGTCTGCCTGAGAAACTCGTACGGCATCCTTGGGATATTCCACTTCACCCCCGCCTTCATCTCCTTCACCAGCCCCAGCACTGGTTTGTCGCTGAGCTGTAGGATGATATCCACTTGCTCGACATGCCGCATCTCGAACAGTCCGTTCTTCGCCAGGACATACGCCGTGGGCGCCGTCACTGTCGCCAGATTGTCCTCCGTGGTGAGTCCGTACTGGATCTGACTGCGAATCGCTGCCGCCACGTTCGCAGGATTGGGTGGAGGCCCCACGCGTTCCAGACGCGTTTCGCCCTGCTGCCCAGCCCGTACTCCTGCCAGTGGCTGCTTCCACACAGGCTTCCGCTCGTTCCGCATCTTCACGGACTCCTCCTGCTGCTTCTCCCATTCAGTGACTGGGATCAGCTCGATGATGTCCATGATCTGACGGGCATCCGCGTCCGTCATGATCCCCAGCTCTTTCCTGCAGTCGAAGCAGAACTGGCTGAACTCGGTTGTCCCCCAGTACCGGAACTGGACACTGCACCCCACGCATGCTCGCTCCGCGTTCTTTCCTCCAAATCCCATCATTGTGTTCTCCTCATGCTCTAATGGTAACGCCAGCTGCGGCTGGCTTATCTGACACGCGTAGGCGCAGGAATGGCCGCAGTCTAGGACACAAAACTCCATTCCCAGCAGCTGTGTCCTCCTCACGACAAGACACTGGTCGAGACAGTACGTACAGCGCCTAGAGTCCGGGCGTAGCATCGCTCACCACCTGGATGCCGCGATTGTACGCAAGTGTTCTAGCGACGAGTTGAACGTAGGAACGTTCATCATCCAGCGCCACTAGAATCTCGCTGTTAGACACACTGGTTTCATCGCCTCGCATGGCTTCCAGCAGTCGTGAAAATGCGAGGGGTGAGATCTGCATCCCTACTCCTCAGTCTCGTTCCCCAACAACCTCCGGAGCTGTGTGGCAACATTCATGGTGAAGTAAGGTGCAGGCGGTGAAGTCACAACCCCACTCGTCTCTTTCACCAGTTCCCACAGATTCCGTCTCCTGGTCCCACACGCGCTAGGCGCGAACAGGTCGTTGTTGAACCCAGAGCTGAAGAACGCGTGCAACAGGTCCTCCATCGTGTTCAGGGATGCGTGGCCCACCGTCCCCCAGCAGATTCTGCCTCCCGATGAGTACACGTTGCCGTACGGGAAGCTAGCGAGTGAGTTAACCTCACCACTCACCGTCAACGTCTTCAACGCTGCTGGCAGCACACAGAACATGTACGCCCTCACGTACCTCAGCTCGTTCGTTCTGAGCATCGCCAGCACAGGCGGGAACGTGATATCCAGCGGATACGTGCCAGTAACGCCAGTCTCAGACGTTGGGGTCGCAAATGCTGGTCCAGTCCATTGCACTGTCCGTTTCATCTGAGGAACCACAGCGATCACGATCCGCTCCAGTCCCTTCACCCCAACTGCCACGCCGTGACTCACCAGCATGTCCGTCCAGCGGATCTCTCGGATGCTGGGCTCTGGAGCCACTCCCGCATCCTGCAGCAACGCCATCCCCACAGCATGCCTGCTGGAGATGTACACTCGGCGACTCGCTCCGGCTGTCACCTCGCAGAGGTGGCTTCCTGCACGTAACTTGATTTCGTGAACGATTGTTCCTGTTTCAGCCATCGTTTTCTCCTAACGTCTACGCTCACGCGCCACTGCAGCGATCACCAGCGCCTCCCTCACCGCAGAGAGGATCTCCTGGACCTCAGGTCCACCAACGATCACCAGATTGTTAGCCGTGTCTCCAGCCAGGTGGGCAATCTCCGCCAGCATGTCCCAGTCCACCACATCTACACGATGCAGGTGTGTGAGTGCAGCCTGGACACCTGCGTGTGTGGGCGAAAGCGGAAGATATCCCCACGCTTCTGACTGGACGATGACGCCAGTTGCGGATGGAAGTGGATTAGTAGTAGAACTCTGCGCCATACCCGACCTCCTCAAACGGAGTCACTGCATGTACTGACCCAGCAGGCGGGTATCGATCCGACATCCGCAGCAGCCTGGGGATAGTCACGCTCCCAAGTGTCATGCCAGGCGTGATGTCCATCTCGTCAGCCAGCGCGTCCTTCTGCAACGTGAGCACCTTCGCCCATGGGTCTTGAGTGATAATTTCAATCATCGGATCACCTCATCCCCGCCCGTGCTTGTGCACATCCTCTACCGTCGTCACGTTGCGTTGAACGGCCACATCCGCCACGATGGCGATCACCGCCGCCGAACTCGCATTGCCTACCTTGACGTGTCGTTCTGCAGCCTCCAGCGCTTCGCTATAGTCCTCCGTAGAGTTCCCGATGTAAGCAGCGAGGCCTGACAAACCGCCTTTGGAGTCTTTCGTGATGACACACGCTCGATACCACATACATCCTCCTTTGGTTGCTCCCCTCGAAGATGTGGAGGCCATCCCCCCACATCTTCCTCTTCCCTCCTCAGACGGACCAAGGTTTCGTCAGGTCATGCAGAGAGGCTGGCTCTCTGTCAACACCGGACTAGCCCTTGCTGCCGCCAGTCACTCGCTCGAACCGAATCGTCTGCCCATCCGTCGAGATACGCGCCTCGCTGTTCTGCACCGCCGTGTAGCCGGTGCTCACCAGCGCGGACTTGATCTCTTCGACCGTCAGGCCCGCGTCGAAGTACATCGGCGTACTGCGGTCTGGGACGTAAACAGCCTTCTGTCCTGAAGCCATGATTTTTCCTCCTTTCTCCCAATCAGTACGGATGGCGTACTGTGGGCATTTGTTCAGCGTAATTTAGAATCCAGGATCCTCAGCAGCTTCAGCCTCGGCGGTGGTTTCCGCTACATCAACAGGCTCAGTCAGACACGCCCGCATCGCGTCCGGCAATGACCAAATCGGACGCAACCATGGAATGATTGGGAGTGCCGATGACCATTCCTTGCCACGTGGACGCCCCAACATGAAAGGCATGTGCACGCTTATCACTGCGCCAGATGTCGTTGCGTACAACGTGTACTGATCAATGAAGTTCAGCACACCTGCTGGGGGGATAATCACTCGTGCCCTGGGTGTAGTCACTGGCAGTAGGTCCGTGACACGCTGCAGTCGGAGCCCACATGCTGAGCAGTCCTTGGCACCTTCCCCACGATTCACCCACTGGTGCGTGTGTGAGCGTACCCCTTTTATCAACTGGCGCAGTCGCACCCAGCCAGCGGTGTCGCCAGCCTGTCGATCTAGCACCATCCATGCGTGTTGAGCGCCTGCACCAGAGATGATCCTTCCTGGCTGGAGTTGCTCGGCTGTCTCCAACCGATCTTCTGGGACGCCCTCAGTCAGCAGGCTGCTGGGTTGTGTGATGTTCATGCTGGTTCCTCTAATGGTTGAAAGTCAAATCCTTTGGCATTGGCAGCCAGTCGAAGTTCCTCCTCTGTCTTCCCCTTGCAGCATGGCTTACAGTGTGCGTACATCCAGAAGCAGTTGTCGCAGCCTTCTTTACCACAACCTGGGCAGTCCCAGACGTTCTCACGGAACTTCTGTCCACGTCCGCATCTTTCACAAATCCATGCGCGGAATGTCACGGTTTACCTCTCGTCATTGCGTTCCAATTGTCCTGGTGGAGACGACAACGTAGTTTTAGGTCTGGAGGACGTGGCTGCCCACATACGCCACAGTTCCCCATCTCTTGCTGCCTGACACGCCAGATCTGAGCGCATGACTTACCCAGCAATCGAGCCTCCGCAGTCTTCCACATCCCTGCGTTGACATCGTTTGCAATAGCTCTGAGCTTAGCGCGGATATACATCAGTCCTCGTTGGCGATCTGCAGCAGTATATCAGCATGACATGGGCGTGGGGCACACCAACACACCAAGTCCTTGCCTCGTAACTCTTCCTTTGCCCAGCGACCTATGACGAATCCAGCACAGTCATGGTCGTTGATCCATGATTTGTACAACTCAATACATGCATCCCTACCATGAACAGCAACCTTGAATGGGTTACCCCACTTCGTGGGCCTACCCACATACACGGCATCCTTGGGGCAGTTGGGGTCACGTTTGTTCCACACCCGTGGCATCAGTGCACCACCACGTGTGATGATGAATCCGCTTGGGGATACCATAGCGGTAGGCTGCCTGTCACACGCCTCAGCTCGGTGCTAGGCCCAAGACCTAACGCTATGGCGATCCCCCCCTCATCCTTCGCGAGGTAGCAATTGACGCCCAACAGACTCGCAAGAGCCTCCAGACGCATCAGTTCCCCCTCGCCAGTGCACAACAGCACGACTGTCTGATACTCGTTGCGTTCCCACTCCTCCAGCTCAAGAGGCGTGATATCCTCCAGCGCACCCAATCCCGCATGGCATGCCTGGATGACCAACGTGTCTCTACCCAGGTGCAGATCACGTCGGATCACCACAACGAGCTTCGCGCAGTCGTGCATCGCCTACCCCAGTTCAACGCTGACAGCAGGCTTGGACTTGAACGATGTTGGTTTGACGCCCTTACGTGGCAACGGCTCACCGTCCACGTCGCATTCATCCTCATCGAACTTCGAGATGAACTTGTCGGCCTTCTTGCCAAGGTTCAGCTCGACATGGACCTGAGCGGTACGGTCGATGCTCTCGACCGCCTTGCCGTTCACGACGACTGGTGTGCTGATTGGAATATCGCAGTCGAAGTGTGAGTCGTCGGATGCACCAACGCTCACTTCAGTGTATTCGATCCCCGCCGCATCCAGCACGTCCTTCACGGCTAATGCGATGGCGCAGGAGTCCGAATCCCCTGGTATCCCATCATCAATGTGACGTTGTGTCACCTTGATTGTTCGCAGATCCGGCAGGTTCACCCCGCATCCAGCTGCGTACTTTGCCTTCTTCTTCGCCTTGTGCTTCTTCATCGTAATTCCTACCACTGACCGAGTTATAGCGAGCTAGCCATTGGCCGCTCACCTGCGGGCCCTTGGCCCTGTTCACATAGACTCAACGCCTTCGCACAGATCACACGGTCTTCCTTCGACATCCTATCGCGGTTAGCATTCGCCATGAGGTGTCTCACCATCCCCACCTGACGCTCACGCGTGGAGCCTAGTGAATCCAGCCAGGCGAGGATGTCTGCGGTAGTCCAGGTCATGATATCATCGCACTAGCTGGTCGCACAAATCTCGCCAGCCCTCCGGGCTGTCACGATTTCTGCGCCCGTCCAATGTCAAAGCACTAGCGCTATTACCACCTATTCATAGGAGTAGTAGAGGACAACTCCATGTGTGACAACAGTTCCAGCATATGGCGCAGCATATCACGCGAGCCAGGCGTGAACGCAGGGTCTATCAGCATCAGCTGGAGGTCTGTCTGCATTCGCATCATTCTGGCAACACGTTCTGCTCTGGTGATTGATGCATGTAATTGTTCTGCAGGGTCTGGAGTAGGTGTAGGCTCAGGGGTTAAGCGCCCATCGGTAAAAACCAGTCGTATCATTGCCACACTCCTATCATGAATAGTAGAAACAATGATGCCGCTAGCGCAAGCACGAGTGCCCACGTTTCACTCACGTCCTGCACCCCCATCATCCGCCCAGGCTTGTTGTCTCGCTGCTTCAGCCTCCAAGCACTCCTCACACATGTTCTGGTCCTCATCCTCGTTGCGAGTGGGACAGACCCAGTTGGGGAGTGTGCAGGGGTACGCCTTGCCGCAGTAGCACGTGTGCCGTTGGTCATCACACATCCCTAGTCCTCCTTGGCGAAGAACACTGGCATGCTTGCCTGTTGAATACTATATGTGCTATACGACACTGGCCAGTACGCGTGCCAGAATCCACGATTCACGATCCAACAGTCTCGACCAGACCAGAGAATCTCAGGGATTGCAATCCATTGCAGTTTGAGCTTCATCAGAATCCCTCTGGTAAACGTTGGTTTTGGTCTAATATTCCCAGTGCCGCCTCACGCGTGTACTCAGTGTATTTAAATCTGCCAAGTGTGCCATCGTTGCAGTATTCCTCTTCTGTTGTGTTAGAGAAATAGCGGATGCTATCGCCGTAGATTTCCCAGCAATGGCCGTTAGGCCTCATTGAGTCAGGCTGTGTGATGATCCAGTGGTTGTCTGGGACAGACTTGAAGAACCTGACGTTGGCGGGGAGGTCAAATGGGAGAGTTCGGATAACCGTCACTTTAGTACAGCAAACGCTGCTTTCACAAGACCGGCTACATCAGGGTTGGTACTGGCTCGATTCCCTGCGATGTTGATGACCTCGAAGGTATCAGCAATGGCTCGCACGTAGTCGGCATCAGGGTTCACAATGAACTCTCGACCAAGACTCTTTGCCGCACCCCACGTGCAGTAGTACCCTGGAGAGTTGCTGTTGCCAAACCACAACGTCGCCTCGGAGTCCTTCACGTTCTCTCTGGTGCGGGGTGGGTACTTGCCGGATGGGTGTTCCTTACACCCAAACGTTGCCAGCCAGGGCGCAGATCCATCCTCAGTCCGCCATCCCCTCGGCACCCAGCCACCAGTCTCTAGGCCTAGCGCACGACCCTCAATTAGTCCTTGCTGGTCGGCACCAGTTTGACCACCCGAGATTACTTTACGCAGCCTCATCAGAATCCCTCAGGCAACTGCATCGCGTTCAGCGCATGAATCGAGCTGATTGCCTCATCCCTTGGTACTCTTACCAGCTGGTCCATGCAGTAGCCTTCAAACGTCAAGGTGTTCGGTAGAACTGTGCCATCTGCGTAGATATGCCAGGATCTTGCCATCCCATTCAACGCAGAGTCCGCTGGCCTTGTGACCCTCCAGTGCCCGTCCTCTTTGAAGAACATCGCATCCTCTGGAAAGTCTGGGATTTTGTTGGTCAGGTTGTAGTTCATATCGCCGTGCATGGTTTGTGAACCACTACTTCAACCATAGGCCACGAGTGTACCCCGTGGCCCACAGTTCAGGTGTTGGTTCATCCTGATTTAGTTGGGACCTCCGTTGTTCCCTGGACCTTCATCGTCATCATCTTCGTCATCGTTGGCTGGATCAGGGTCAGCCCCTGGATCGCAACCTTCGCCCCCGTTCCCACCACCCTGATTGCAATGCCCGTCATCATCATCGGGTGGCGGGGGAGGAGGTGGAGGAATACATAGCTCAGGATTTGTCTCGCACGTTGGGGGAGGAGGTGGGCACAGCGACTGGTCTGTCAAGCATGAAGGCGGCGGAGGCACCTCACACAACGTGATATCCGTCGCGCATGTCGGCGGAGGAGGCGGGGAAGGAGGCTCTGTAGGTGGTAGGCAAATTGGTGCATTCGAATTGACAATGATCACACCAATCAGCAGTCGCCCATTCACGCTGACGTCAACCTGTGCTCTCCCGCGACACTGGAAGGTACTTGTGTCATATTCCACCTGCAATGTGGTGTCATTGACCCACGAATAGCGCAGGTGATTGTTCTGCGTCCGCAGGAACAACAGGTTGTCCACGACCTTACACAGAGTGCCGCCGTCGAAGAGGTACGCCTTGTCAACCTTCGCATCCTTGGGCACATTCTCGATAACCCAGCGTGCCACTGGCGCGACTGTACTGACATCCACACAGCCAGATGGCCCAGATGCGACGAATGGATCCGCACCAAGCGAGTGCGGCCGATACCCCCCACCTGATCCCGCCAGTGTTGGACCAGTAAGAGGTGTAGTCCTGCTGTGTTCCTGCGAACATGCGACAGCCAACAACGCCACGAGTGATAGAACGATACACTTATATCTCACGCAGACCTCCTACGAGTGGGCGTAATTGCCCCTCATCGTTTATCGTGTTTGACCTGATCCCGCGCCACAAGCTGGGCCAGATCCTGCTGGAGTTTTGCTGCCTCCTGCTTTCGGCCTAATGCGATGGCCTTCCACAGTGGGTCAGTCAGGCGGTACAACTTGGCCATCCGCCTGCCTTCCACTGTCGCTGCTACATGCTCGGGAGTCATGTGTTGTCTTCCACGCTGACACTGTGTACAACACCTTGTGTACGTAGTGAGTACAGCGCACTCTCCACTGACTTCTGTTTCAGCCTAGAGATGGTCTCCACTTCCTTCGCTGACAGACCATCCGGGTATGATGATAGCAGGTCCAGTATCTGGCGTGGCTGGCCAAAGATGACTGCATCCTCAGGTGCTGGATTAGTCAGCATGTACACCACACGGTTACGCCCTGTCGCTGTCGCTGATGGCACGTACCGTTCAGCATGCCCGTGTCCTGGTGTACTGCCCTCCACTGCCTGAACCACAAATGGATTCAACGCAGTAGGTGTACTTATAGGTGTACCAGGAGCCTGCCGACTCGCCGTCCTGCGGCGGCTCTGGCGCTTCGCGCCTGTGCGTCCGCTCCGCAGCGAAGCTGCTGGAAGACCTCGCGGTTCCACACTCTCGATGGTAACTGCACCCACATCATCCTCATTGGTGTTGACCTCAATGTACGCGAGGAGATCTGCTGCTGCCTTGGCTGACGCCTCGAGTGTGATTCGTAGCACGATAGCTCTGCTCATGATGCCTCCACGTATCGGATGTGACACTTTGAACACTCAACGATGCAGTACAACTGGCTCTGTACATGGTACCAACTGTGTCGGTACAACGCATGTCCACCCTTCCACCATCTGCATGAATGTGAGAACCAGGTTAGCATTTCATCACCTGGGATGTTACATCAATGTAGGCGATACGCTTGGCTGGAGAGTGCCTGGCGTATGCACGGATGTAGGTGTTACGTGTACTGACTGATGTGGGTAGCCTCAGGTTAGTCACTGGGTTGAATTGGAATGGTATTGCGAGGACTGTACGGTGAGACATACGCTCACCAGACAGTACCTCGAACTGACGCATGGCGTCAGCGTCAGCTTTAGCCTGTGCGAGTTGGCACACTGGGCATCCAACACCTGTCACGTGAAAGGGGATAACAGCATCCTTCCATGACTCGATGATGTCCTCACTACTGCCATTCGCAGGGATGTACCACTCGTATTGCTTCACCTTGCAGAGTGCTCCAACACTTACTCGATTCGCCTGCTCATGCTCCATTCCATCACGAGTACCCCTGCATGCCACGTCATACGCTTGCCAGTCCAGACGTGCCTCGCATGCAATGCACTTCAGCATGTGAGGAAGGGGCAGACGCTCACGGAACGCCTGCCACTGGCGGTATGTTGGGAGGTGGGCAGTCATGCGGATTGTTCGACGGGCAGATTGTCTTTCTCACAGGCAAGGCAGACCACGACTACGTGTTTCTGTTCAATGTGCCACGCCTGTACAACAAGTCCACCTTTGCAGTGGACGCATGGAGCAATCTGCGCATTGCATGTGATGTATAGGTCAGGGCGTATCATGTGCTACGCTTCCGTGGTGATGGATACGTCAACATCACTACTGACAGATGCCTCACGCTCCGCGATGATGGCGAGTTTACGTGCCGCGTCAGCACTGGCTCTGAGACGCCTGGAGATTGTTCTCCACTCGCGTCCTGTGCTGGGACTGACGCTCAACTGTGAGTTGACGAGTGTCATGTACACGCTGATTGTCTCTGCAGGGGTCATTCCGGCCTTCATGCTATCCTCCAGTATCTGGCTCTGACTGTTTCGATGGCAAATGCCAGTTCATTCCCACTCACCAGCACCACATCATCAACGGTAGGACGGCCTCGCATGTTCACTAGTGGGCTCGCATCCCATGATGTTGCTTGTTCTACCCAGTCTGCCAGTGCCTCAAATGGATCGCCCACACCGTGAATGGGGAATATCCTTAGGTTCATCCAGTTAGGCCTTCCTTGGTCTGACTGTGCGCCCAGCACGCCTGACACGAGGCGGGCTTGCTCCTCATGCCAGGTGAACTCACTCATAGCGCAGCACGCGCAGGCTTGTCGGCCATCACCTGGTTCATGAACATGTCGTGTAATTCCACCATGTTGGCGATCATGACCGCATCAAACATGGATGGAATGTAGTACGTGGATAGCCCAAGATGCAGAAACATACTAATCCTCGTCCTCTTCTCGCTGAGGTTTGAGATAGGCCCATACCAGAATGATAGCCATCCAGAACCAGTATGAGCCTATATCAACGTACATCAGCGGATACTCTTGATGACTCGCACGTTCATGGTGAACACGGTCCCAGACATGCCAACCTGAAGGAGCGACAACCCCTTGGCGAGTTTGGGACGTGTCTTGCCAATGTGGCGGTACAGATATACCTGACCGGTCGTGATACCGGCTTGGAGTGCAATCTGTCCCGTCGCTGTCTTGGGCATCCATGCCACGCCCTCAGCCAGTCCAGGCTGTTGGAGTGCGTATGCACTGCTGGCAGCGTCGAGTGACCGTGCGAGTGCCAGAGCGATTAGCCAAGGTGTCATAACAGCTTTCCTCCCTCATATGATGCCACTACAGAACTGTCGTACCAGTCAGAGACGCCGTATCGGCCAGTACTCATGCGGTGCACGTGCCGTACATATCCGTGCAGGCTGTCACGCTGTGCAAGGAAACACGCTTGCTCGAAGGTCATGCGATCCCTTCTAGCTAGGCTGCGACTCGCCATCTCGTATGATGGCGGTCAGACATGTAACGCCTACCTTGAGAATGATTGACAGAATCTTCAGTAGGGCCGTTGCCCGCTTGTATTCAGTAGTAAGATCATCCTCATAGTTGCCTACAATATCCTCGATTTGTACTATGGCGTCAGCCAGTTTCATGCGACCCTCCGTAGCACTTCGATGTTGCCCTGTCTCACGACATATCCGCAGGGCATGTCCACTTCCCGTGCGATACGCTTGGGCTTAGCCTTGTCCAATGCTTCTGTTGCAGACAGTGCCCGGATATGCACTAGCTTGGACGTTGCACGGTACACTAGTTGCACGGTGTAATCCATCACGGCGGGACACTTGCCCTCAGCATGCCGTACTACTGGCTTTAGTCTGCCATGTTGCTCATCCTTGGGCAGATACCGGATTGCATCACCAGGCTTGATGCCGCACTTGCACTCAGCACACGTACTGTGATACCGTGACTGTAACGTGTACTCTTGTATGGGGTTAGCGTGCATGTCGACCCTCAACTGCAATCGGTAGTGCTTGCATGGGTATCGCTATACGCCATAGCGTGTTGTCATAGAACTCTATCAGTATGATTGCTTTCATGCGAGTGCCCATGCTAACAGTGCAGCCCACGATATGGCAAACATGCACAGGCCTATCAGAATCCTGTGTGGTGATGGCACGGTACGCTTGTATCTATGCGCCATGTATCCCCATGTATCTAGCCCATTCTCTGGTAGACATGGGCTGTATGCGCGATGAAACCGCGTTAGCGGCCGTTTGGCGCGTTTTGGTGGCTGCCGTGGTGCTGAGCCCGGCTGGCGTGGCGTTCGTGGTTCTGGGGGCAACGTGGCGCGTTTGGCGGCCGTTTGGCGAGATGGCCGGAGCTGGGGTTTCGAGCCGTGCGGCGAAAATCCGGTCGAATGCGGCGAACACGCGAAAACGGTAATCCGACCGACGGTCGATTGTCAAACGGCGAAAATCGGGTGAAACGTGGTGCATAGTCTCTGTACAAAGGAAATGGCGCCAATACGCGATGTACTGGCGCCAAGTGGCAGATAGATGGCGGGTTACAGCGCTAGCGGAAGTTCTACGCCGTACGGGTTGCGATTGCCAATGTTGGCGTCCGCCCAAGCATCGATGATCGCATCCGTCAGCTTGTCGATTTGACGGAGCCCGGAGCGATCCGCTGTCATGACGGTTTCGCTCGTCCCATCAGCGAACGTCTGGGTTGCGGGAGACATCCGGGCAGTGACGGCTTTCTCGCTGCCGATACGACTGGCCGATGGCAGATACAGAATCACGCTGTTGGCGTTCCGTCCCTTCGACTCTTGGGCAATGGTCAGACCGGCCAGAGCGATACCGGGCATACCGGGGAACAACCCGAGCAATTGCACGTCCGCTAACCGCTTTGCGGCTCCGGGTTTGGTGCCCTGCCATGATGGCGCTGAGAACAAGACCGACATGGCGGGTTTCGCGGGCTCCGGCGCGACTGGCGCAACGGGCGGTACGACTGGCGCGGATGCGACCGGCGCGGGTAGCGGACCAACGACGGGCTGTGACGGGACGTGTTTCGGATCGGCCATGGCGGTATACTCCACTCACGTCTATGGTCTGTGCCATGCATGGGGACGTGTCCCAGCTGGCATGTGTGCGTCGCGATATGCGGCGCTGCCGAAACTGCTGCAGACCGTGTACCACGCGAGTAGAACACGAAAGCGTTACGACTCTTTGGACGTTAAGCTGACTCTTGTGGTAAATTTGACACAAACCCCTGTCATAGAATTGACATGCAAGTAGGGTCCATGTCGGTCCAAGTCGGGTTAAGTGTATGAGTATGTTGGGCTTAGCGCGTGTCAATAGCTTGGCGCATGGTGTCAAGGATCTGACACACATACACGCACATATTGGGGTACAATGGCTGTCCACTGTGTCCCCTAGAATACCCTGGGGTCCCCCTCTGGCTGTCCAAAGAGTCGGGTGGAAGGGGGGTCCTCCCTAGTAAAATTTTTAATATAACTTGATTCCTTCGCTTTCCTTACGTCTGGCACTCATGTTGCGTCCAGGAATCATTCATACATGCAGCATCCTCGCATTGGGTCCAAACCTAGTCGGATCATACACCCGACTTGGTTTCCACGCAAGTCGGTCCCTAAGTCGCCCCCGACTTGACAACCGCTCCGAGATGTGGTTTAATGCTGTTTGAGGAGAAAAACATGTTCGCAACTACATTCTACGTCGTCTTGATTTGGCTCAGCGTTTGTCTGTTCACTTACGCCCGTTACCCTGAAAAAAGCACTACTCTAAAATAACCCTTGACAACTCCAGATCTTGTGGTATAATGGACTTGGAGGTCATCCTCGTTCTTTCCGCCCAGTTGAGCAGCGCTGCTAGCTCTTCCCTCCTCGCAGAGCGCTCCTGACAAATTCCGGGTCGCTATACAATATGACAAGGCGGGAAGCGGCCCATCTTCTTTCCCCATTCGTTCACGTGTGTAATGTCCAAGTATGATTCATCCGACTTCGAGCGCTTCTGCGCAGAGCAACTATGCCGGGTAAAAAAGGGACTGGCGGAGCCACTACTCACAAGAACCCTGACTGTGCCTGTAGCACGTGCACACACCGTCGGAAAGCGCAAGCCCTCGCTCTCACAGCAGGAGCTGGACGGGATGGCGTGGATGCCCAGACCCAGGAGACGCAAAAGGTTCTAAACGCTGAAGGATCGCATGAGACGGGTCTAATGCGGCGCAGCCCTCGTTACCATATCGAGCAATGGCTCACTCTCCGGACGTTAGAGCCAGATATCACGAATACTGACGCTGCCCAACGCCTTGGAATCGCTCGTACCCATCTTCAGCATTGTATCCGCCTTGCCGTAAAAGAAGGCTGGCTCCAGTTCAACGAGCCAATCTCTCGTATTGAACACGAGATTGTCCCAAAAGCCATCGACAACCTGAACGAGCTGCTCCAAAACAAGAACAAGATGGCGACCATCGAGACCGTCAAGAACACCGTGTTCAAGCAATACCTGGAGTCTAAGGGCGTCCGAGACATGCCAACGACCGTCCTTGCGCTCAAAATCGAGGCAGCCCCCGTTGTGGAAGGCGAAATTGTCCGTGTTGGGGCTACACCCCTGACTGGGCATATCGTTGGTACACCTCGTGAATTACTGGATTCAAACAAGGATTAACTAACATGAATCTTAAGTCTAAACTTCTATGGCTAAACATTGTAGCCTTGGTGGCTCACATTGCAAAGCAGTATTATGAGGTTGATGCACTTCCTGTGCTTGACCCGCTTTGGGTCATTCTGGCGAACCTTGGACTCCGTCTTGTCGTCAAGGAACCTGAGACTGTCACGCCTGTTACAATAGTGTAAGGATTGCGTCAATGCACAATCACTCCTGTTCGTGCGATCACGACAACGTCAAGTACTGCCGAGTCTGCGGGGTCGTTCACTGTCTGGACTGCAATCAGGAGTGGCGTAGTGGGTGGTCCTGGTATGGCTATCGCCAATATCCATCGTGGAATCCATATTACATCTACACTGGTGGTATCCAAGGAACTACTAGCGTCCAATACGTGGCGCAGTCAGCGAACGCGCAGCCGAGCGACAACACTGTACCCACCTCTGGCTGCACCCACGGGGCATAGAGGAAGTCATGCCGTATAAATCGGATGCCCAGCGGCGTTTCATGCACGCTAAACACCCCGAGATTGCCAAACGCTGGGACGATAAGTATGGCAAGACTGGCGATCTTCCAGAACGGAAGCATAAGAAAGCCTTGAAGGGCTTAAAGGATGCGAAACCATGACCTTGTTTAGATGGCTATCCAATTGTCTAAGCAATCTCTTTGGCAGAACCCCAACTTACACCGTGAAACCTGGGGACACGCTCTCCGGCATCGCTCTAAAAAAGTATGGAGACGGGAACGCATACCCAACCATCTTTGACGCCAATCGGGACAAGCTGTCTGACCCAGACAAGATTTACCCTGGCCAGGTTCTCAAGATTCCTAAACGATGACCGTTGCACAGGGACCGATACATGCACTACGTAGACTTGATTGTAACAGCAGCTTCGCTGCTTATTGCCATTCAGGGTGTATTGTTACTACGAAAGGTAGGGAAAATCATGGCAACACTTGCAGAACTCAACAGTGCAATTGACGCAGTGGCGACTGGTGTGGATGGATTGGAAGCTGCGATTGCCGATCTCAAGGCACAGCTCGCTGCGGGAAGTCCGGTCACTCAGGCTGACCTTGACGCCCTCTTTGACAAGGTTCAGGCTATTGGAGCCGATATCGCTGATGCCAGCGATCAGGGTTAGTTACGGGGCGTAGCCCCTCAGGAGTTTGTATGAAATTGTTCGCCGCCACTCTCGTCGCGTTTCTACTCGCTACTGGCGTCTTCGCCAAGTCGTTCAGCTTCGTTGCATGCACGCAAGACCACCTTGCAGCAACGTTAGCCGTTGAATTCGTTGACTCTGCTCCCCAGGCGCAAATAGAGCGTGTGGGAATCGCGTTCGGCGCGGCGGCGAACAATCTCGACGCAGCTGACTTGGTCCAAGCAATTGGATACCAGCTGTTTGTCGGCCAGCTATCAGACGAGGATAAACAGTCATTCCTCTTGGACGGACCCCCAGTTCTAAGCGAATCGGCAGCGTGCAAGGCTAATTAGTGCCGAAATGGATTCAACTCCCTGCCGAACCGCTGAAGTTCAACCCATACCAGGATGCGTTCTGGACAGCGCGACGAGAGCGGATCTGCACAGTTTGTAAGACAGAATTCAGTGTTTCCTCGACAGTGTTCGGCTGCCCAACTTGTCAGGACAAAGGCCTCCGGAAGTTCCATCGTCTTATCCTGCTCGCTGGACGCCGAGGGGGTAAAACCCGAGCAGCGTCTATCGCATCAGTTGAGGAAGCCTGCGTCCCTAACACGATTGGTTGGGCGTGCGCTCCAACAAACCCGAAGCTCCATCGCTACGTTATCCCGGCGTTCCAACAGCTGATTCCACCTGATTGGGTCAAAGACTGGTCATCTGAGTTTCTAGACCTACGGCTGAAGAACGGCTCTCTGATTCACTTTCAAACCCTCGAGGATCCGGACCAAGGACGAGGCCAGGGGTTGGACTGGCTGTGGATCGATGAGGTTTGTGAGCTGACCGAAGACCACTGGCACGTGATTCGCCCCTCCCTGACCGAACGTCGTGGCGTCGCAATGTTCAGCTCTTCGCCAAAGTCGTTTGATTGGGTCTGGGAAAACTTCTACCATAAAGCAGAGATTGGCACTCCTGGATTCTGGGCATGTCGGTACAAAACATCTGACAACCCAATCATCTCCGCTGAAGAAATCGCTGATGCAAAGGCTACGATGCCTGATGCCATGTATCAGCAAGAGTATGAAGCCGACTTCGTGATCTTCACTGGGGCAGTCTATGGTGGATTGATTGACCCTCAGATTCTCCATACAGAAGACCAAATCAAGTCCATTATCCCTGAGTGGCCTGAGATTGCTGATTGGCGACAAGTCATCACGGGAATAGATACTGGCGCTGACCACCCGTTCGGAGCTGTTAAGCTTGTCTCCACTGAGAAGGGTCTCGTCGTTGTTGGTGAGTACCTCGAACGCAACAAGACGTTCATCCAACACGCAAGTGCCATGAAAGTACTTGCCGCACAGAACGGCTCCAACTCTCGAACCGCGAAGTGGGCGATTAACAAGAACGAACGTCAGCCCATGCTGGAACTTGGCCAGCACCAGATTTTCTGCCAATCAGCTGAGAACGATGTCGTCGCTGGCACAGAACGTGTGAAGTCCTGGCTGCACACAAAGGGACTCTGGTTTGTTGAGTCTGCGTGCCCTAAGACAATCAAGCAGTTGAAAGCATACCGCTGGGCGCCAGACAAGACTAAAGACGGCCAGGTACGCAAAGAGAAAGTCTTCAAGAAAGAGGATGAGCTTCCAGATTGCCTACGTTACGCTGTGATGACTTGGCCGGTGCTTCCAACAGCGCCTCCCGAAGAGGGTCCTGCGCCACCACGAGACATTTCGACGCTTCCGCCTGAGATTCAATGGACGATTAAGCGGATGCGTAAGATCGACAAAGAAGAAAAGCTAAAGCCTAATGATGTCGTTGGAGACTTCTGGGGCTAACAGCTAACGCTAAAGGAACAACATGTCCCACAAAGATATGCATCGGCCAGAGTTGGCCCCGTCACCCAACACATTCCCTGCTGCGAAGCGTGGAGAATCCTTCGATCACGCAGCTAACAAGCCTAACGATCCAGGCGTTGACCAGGACATCTTTGATAACACGTACAACGTAAACACCGTGTATGGTGAGCGAGAGAGCGACTGACGTAGCGTAATCGTAATAGAGGTAACATGTTTACAGTCCCACTCGTAGATGTGAATTATGCGTCGGATGTTGTGGTTATCCCTGCTTGGGGGAAAGGTGATGGGATCACCACTGCTGAATACTACGCTAAGCTTGACAAGATATTCCGATTCTACCCTCCCAAGGACGCTACCATAAGTGATGAGGCTGTCAAACGAGCTTGGATCATGTATTCCGCTATCGCGCAACAGCCCAAGCTTACGAAGGTAGCCGATAAGTACGTTGTCACTACCGCAGACCAGTGGCGTTGGTGGCTTCGTTGCCAGCTCGTGAAGTGGAGATTGATCTAATGTGGGTGCCTAGCAAGACATTCGAATTGTTCCAGATCTCCAAGGATAGCGTTGCTGCACTCCGTGAAGAACTTGCAGCCGTCCGTACAGAGCGCGATCTCCTGAAGTCTCAACTCGGCGTCTCACAGAACCAATTCAGCTGGCTCTCCATCCGTGTGAACGCCCTTGAGGTTGAACGAGCCCAACTCCTGGAGAAAGCATACGGTATCCGAACAGTCGTGCCAGAGATTGTACGCGCCCCTCAGAATCCATTAGACATGAACCCCGATATTTTCAACGATGTGGGCGAAGAGATGGCTAAGAAACTCGGACTCCCTACGTTTCAGTAAAGCTCTGAATGCCTGAACTGTTTTCAAACGCTTCGCCAATGGGGGCAGGGTTAGGATTACCTGCTGCCACTGGTGCCACTCCTTGGGCTGGTCCAAGCATGCCGCAGGCTCCCATGCCAATGATGGAGCCTAAGTACAACGAACAGTATCTCCTGGACATGTTCGACAAGCTGAAGCGCGAGTCCATGGAGTATCGGTGGATATGGGAGCGCGAGTGGTTGCGCGACCTGTACTACGTCGCCAACCGCCAGTGGATTACGTACCACCCATCCCGCAGAGAGTGGATCGACAAACGGCTCCAAAAGTGGGTGCCTAAACCAGTTACTAACCGGATGGCATCAATCACTCAGGCCATTCGAACAACGCTTGGGGCCATCGATCTCGGCATTACAGCCCGCCCGGTTGGCCACGATACGCAGAGTATCGCTGCTGCCGAGATTACAGACCAGATGTCACCACTGATTCATGAAGAGCATGCCATGAGTCAGGTGATGCGGGAAGCAGACTTCTGGTTGATCACAACTGGCAATGCATGTCTCCAACTAAGCTGGGACAAAGACACTCGGTTCAACCGTGTGTTCGTCCCACACGAGCAGTGCTTGAGTTGTGGAGCAGTCCTTCCACCCCAAGCCATCGTTCAGGCTGGCCAGAAGTGTCCAAACTGTGGAAGCCCTAACTTCCAACCAGCGATGGGTCCGGATGGGAAACCTACTGGGCAATATGTCGCCGCTGGGAAGGGCAAGACAACTGCACTTTCCCCGTTTGAATATGCAGTTCCATCCAATATCACTAGATTTGACGAACTCCCGTACATTATTCGACTCCGGTGGCGTGACAAGCACTACTTCGAAGCCAACCACCCTGATCTAGTCGGCCGAATCATGTGGGAGAAATCCCCTAGTGATCGCTCATTACAGCTTTTCAAAGCCCTTGCGTTGTCCAACGATATCGGCACGGGCTCTCAGTTCACGGGTCTTGGCGCATCTGGCTCCCATACCATCGAGGGTGTCACTGAGTACGAACTCTGGAAGAGACCTACTCAGGAGTTTCCAGACGGTTTTGTGATGCGGGTCATTGGGGACAAGTCTCCAATCCTCATGAATGTCCCCTATGAGGGCCTTCCTGGGCCTATGCCGTTCAAGGACATTGAGGATAACCCGCTGTTCCCATTCGTACACGCACAGTACGAGCATATGGGGGGCAGATTATACGGCAGAAGCGCCCTGTCACCACTGATTCAGAAGCAGGATCAGCTCAATCAGCTGGATTCCCTCGTCCAACTCGCCGTCCAGCGCATGGCGAATCCGGTATGGGTCATCCCAGAGAACTCTGGAATTGAAGGAATCACTGGCGAACCCGGACTTGTCATCAAATGGAACGTCCTCGCAGCAAATGGACAAGGAAAACCAGAGCGAGTCTCAGGCGAAGGTATCGACGGGTCACTATTCCAGTTCCGACAGCAAATTCTGAGTGATATTGACGAACTTTCCGGCGCATTCGACATTATCAAGGGCGAGAAACCTACTGGAGTCGAGGCATTTTCGGCCCTCCAACTCCTCGTTGAGCGTTCCCAGAGCCGTTTCACCTCAGTCTTCCAGTCCCGTGGTGAGATGTACCGGAACTGGGTCGCCATAGCTCTCGAATTGGAGCGCCAATTTGGCCCCCAACAGCGTACATGGGCAATCGTTGGCCCCAACAAGGGCTACACGTTCCGTCATTTCGAGAATTCGCAGCTGCAGGGGCAAGTCGCCATGCAGATCGAGGATGGAACGAACATGCCCAAGACCTCGTTGGGCAAACGAGCGGCTATCGAGCAGGCCAACCAGCTCGGTTTGATCGACCCTGCTGATCCTGACCAGAGATACGCGTTACTTTCAACGTTTGGTCTCTCGGATCTGGTCCCAGCTCTCAGTATTCACGTTCAGGCAGCCCTCCAAATGCAGGATGCCTTCGAACGGTGGACAGAACAGCCTGAAGGACCGCCTCCACTCATGATGAAGCCATGGCATGACCCCCAGATCCACTTCTCGGAGCGTGTAAAGTGGCTAAATACTGACAAGATGCGGGAAATTCTGGAAAAGACCCCTGAAATCGAGGAAATTGTCGCATTACATCTGCAGGAACTGCAAATGTTGGTAGCCCCACCCCCACAAGTGGGTCCAGACGGCAAACCTATCGAAGAGCCAGGGGGTGCGGCTGGTGGTGGGCAGGCTATGACCAATTCTAACAAGAATTCAGCATCAATTGAGGGACTGCCCAAGGGTAGTGGTCAAGGCAATGCCCAAAAGGTTGGCCCAGCGTAGTGTATTTGGTATTTTAGCCGCCGTTCTTGGTTGCGTGCTTGTTATTGCCGCAATGTCTGAGATCGTAGTCACATTTCTCATCAATCGCGTGTTCAAAGCGTTCCTCGCTATGATTGTAGACCTCTTCAGTTGATCAATCATCTAATCAACCGCCAACCCGCGTAGGAGGTTGGCAACTCTCGCGGAACTAACCGCGACACCAAAGGTAGAGTCCAATGCCCGACGAAATCGTAGGTTCTCCAGCGCCAGCAGAAGCGACATCATCTGCACCCGCCCCTGCAGCGACACCGCAGGCCACGCCAGTTGCGGCGACACCAGCAACACCGCAGGCACCAGCGACAGGTGCAGCGCCTACAGCGCCAGAAGGCTATGTTCCCAGCTATCGTCTCCGTGAAACCAGAGAAGCTGCCGTTCGTGAAGCCCAGCAACAGTGGGCAGCGCGGGAGGCGGAGATTCGTAGTGAAACAGAGCGGTACCGGCAACAGCTTCATGCGCTTGTTGGAGCTACTCCCAGCTCCCAGAATCCCGAGATTGATGCGATTCGTACCCAGTTTGGGCAGCTCTACCCAGGGCTCTCCAAACTGGAGGAACGAGCGCAGCAGCTTCAGGACATGCTTGAACGATCTGGCGATTTGGAAAGCCAGAACGCTCATTACTGGACGACATACGGACGACAGACCATGGATCGGCTGTTTGCACAGGCGCAAGAATCATTGGGAGCCCCGCTCACCGATGAAGGCAAGCGCCAGCTTCACGCCGCGTTCACGGGTTTCGTCCAGTCATCGCCAGAACTGAGCGCCCGGTATGCCAATGACCCTTCACTCGTTCAAGAATTCTGGAAGCAGTTCACGTCCAGCTTTATCGACCCAGTTCGTCGTACCGCTGCTGCCGCTGTCGTCAACCGCGCTCCTGGCGCTCTCCCACAGGATACTCCTAGCGGAGCCCCCAGGGCCGCAGGCGCACCTCAGCTGACCAGCCTCGATGATCGAGTCAATGCTGCTTGGGCAACATATGAACAAACAAAGAGGTAACGTAGTTACCTAGCAGGTACAACATGGCCGGTGCAGATAAACAAGCTCTAGACGCCATCTTCAAAGATGTATTTGAGGAAGGTGTATCTGAGGGCGTAAACAACAAGAACCCCCTCCGGGACGTGATTAAGACTGAATCCGTTCCTTTTAGGGGTCGTGAGATCGTGAAGGTTGCGCATACAACCCGTAACGTCTCACCGATGTTCGTGGGCGAGGACTCCGCATTCGCGGATGCCGGAAACCAGGGCTACTCGCGGCTCTTCGTGGATCAGCGGAAGCTGATGTCACGTCTGCGAATGACCTGGGAAGTCATGCAGGACAGCACGTCGAACGAGGGCGCATTCATCAGCGCTCGTAAGTCCGAGATGCAGTACCTGATCGATGATATGGCTCGTCGGGATGAGTACGCGCTGTCCAGTGATGGGCGCGGCGTTCTTGCCCTAGTTGACGAGGCAGACCCAGATGGCAACACCACGCTGGAACTTGACGCTCCTGGTGGTATCACGAACGACAACTTCGGTAACCGATTCATCTCTGTTGGAATGTATCTTGGCTTCGTGAATCCCGCGACTGGCGGACTCCGAGCCTCGACAACCAAGGCGAAGGTGACCGCAGTCAACAGCGATGGTACTGACGTAACTGTAGACGCAGCGGCCAACATTGGTACCGCTGTCGCCAACAGTGACTACGTTGTTCAGATCGCCAACTCGGCCGCGACCGACGTGCTCGATAGTTCGTATGAGCACGCATGGCACGGTCTCATGGCACTCGTGGATGATGGAACATATCGTGCGAGCTACTTCGGCGTAACTCGTGCAGATGTTCCGGCGTACAGCTCGTACGTGACGGCTTCCACTGGTGCGCTTTCCACCGACCTGATTCAGCGCGTCTCGGACGTGTTGGACCAGAAACTCGGTGGCAAGACCTCTATGATCCTCTGTCATCACAGCATCCGTCGGCTGGTCGTTCAGCTCACGGATGGAGATCGCCGGTACACTCAGGGCAACCTGATGCGCCCCGATCCAGGCACCGTGGCGTTCAAACAGGGTGACGTACCGTTTGGCGACGTTCCTGTCCGAGCGATCCGCGACTTCCCGCTGGACGTGATGATGTTCCTCGACCTCCAGAACGCTGGCTTCAAGGAGTACGTCTCTGAGAAGGGCAAGTGGGTGGATGAGGATGGATCCGTCCTGGTGCGAATCGGTGGTGGAACAACCGGCCGAGACGCGTTCGAGGCATGGTATCGTATCCGTAAACAGTACTTCATCGAGTACCCGGCGTACTGCGCCAGGCTGGATGGAATCACTGGTCAGAGTCTTGTGGTTCAGCGTGCTGCTGGGTCATAAATCAGTGTAGCGTAATCGTCATGTGGAGGGCTCCTCACGGGGTCCTCCACGTTTTCAAAGGAACTGTATGGAAACCGTCACCGTCGTCAATCGTACATCACAAATTCTCAAGGGTACCTGGGATGGCCGCCATTATGACATCCCACTCGGTGAGAGCGTACATCCATTGGATGTAGCTGAAGCATTCCGTCGCCAGAATATCAAGATGGGCAGCGAGAACCCGCGAACTGGCGAAGTCGTCTATTTGATTGGATTCAAGGACCGACACGACTGTTCCCCAGTGGAACAGACAACCAACCCTGTTGAGCGGTGGGATCGTTCCAAGCTCCCGACCATGAAACAGAACGTGGATGTCGTCCCAGGAGATAACGGTATTTACTCCGTCCGAGACGTAGCGACATCGCTTCCTAGTGATACCAACTTCGTGAAAGCGTAGGCTGTGAACAACTATATCCCTGACACGAACAGGTTCAAACTCGCAGGCCCACCTCAATGGTGGCTTGCGAAACTATGGGACTTCGACAACTCACTGGTGGTTGTTCCGTCCCGTCAGGACTGCGTCTATCGCCTGGCTCAACGGCGTAAGCTCATACTTTCGGATCGCATTGTTCAGGAAGCGTTGTTCAACCAGTCTGACACCAAGATGCTCGCGTCGTACTCCCTAGTTCCTGTCACCACGATTATCGCCACTGCGAACTGGAGCAATCCGCTGATGTTCGAGACGCTGAGGAATCGAGCTCCCTGGAGGATGGGAGGAGCTGACAAGGTGAACGCGATGCTAGACGAACAGGACCAGAAGGAAGTCATTGATGCGAACGCGAAGATAGATGAGCATAGCACGTACCTCGCCAAAGACGCATGGAATCTCTACCTGAAGAAGATCGGTCTCCGCTCCCAGATGTGGTCCCCGACAACGAGTAACAACACCCCCAAACCGACCAACAGGGCGCCTGCGATTCGCATCGTAGCTTCGTAAGCGCAACGCTGATCCTACCCAGTGTTATTTGATAGGACGCCTACTTGAGCGTATCAAGCGAGATTCAACACCATGGCTCTTTCCTTACAGTCCGCTAGTCTAGTCCGCCAGAAGGTTTACAACGCTCTTGCTGGTACCAATGATCCAACCACGAAGCAGCGCCTTTGGTGGGCCGTTGCAAAGGAGTTCTTCCTTCAGCACGCTGAGCAGGGAAACGCTGACCTCCAGTTCATTCCATACTCGGAAGCTGACGCTGATGACGATGATGGAACTGCATTAGCTGATGCAGCCTGCGAAGTCTTCCTGTTCTATGTGAAGAAAATCGGTTCTGCAACAACTGCCAACACCGTGAAGCTGTTCGACCACGCGACCCTGGATACCACATCAACTGATCAGACTCTCTCGATTCCTCTCGATGACGACAGCCAGGAGTCGATGCAGATTTATCCAACCGGCTTCTCTCATGCCGTTGGTGTGACTGTGACCCAGCATACCACGATTGAGGGTGCGACAGATGGTTCTGACGGTGGCAGTGGGTTCATCGTCATTGGCGCAGCTCGGTAATCACTAGCTTAACATTTGGGGAGGACGGCTGGGGCCTATCCTCCCTTTCCAAAGGACCCCAATGGCAACACATTACATTCACGAGTACGTTGCAGACACCACTGCAAACGCTCTCATCAAGTTCAACTCTGCGTCACCAGATAAGCCAAACACCATGGCTATCGGCGCCGTGAGCGGTGTTCTGTACAACGGCAGGAGTTCAGCAGATCCGCCCGTCATTCAGAACTTCGGGATTAACACCCAGAACCTCTCAAAGACGATTCGTCTCAACAGCCAGACTGACACAGTAACTGCATCTGGGGATTTGATCGGTTTTCAGTCAAAGCCTCGTACTGAAATAGCCGGTACTCAGAGCGTCTACGGTTGCCAGATCTCGGCTCAGATCAGTGACGGTATTGCACTGTCAAGCTCTGGCTCAATCATTGGCGGACACATCGACGTATTCTTGCGTGGAACAGCCGCAGGCACTATCGCTGGTGACGTTCGTGGGTTGCAGATTGAACTGACGACCGACGACGCTGGGACTCGTGCTATCACTGGTAACGTCTCCGCTCTTCGGGTGAGGATGGCGTTCTCCAGTGGTACAATCACAGGTAAGGTTTCGGCCTTCCGAGTTGAGAAGCCTGAGGTTCAAACTGGTTCAAAGACTTACGATGCGCTGTTCGAGCTGACCTCCACGGTTGGCACTGGTGCCACTGTCGCATGGCACGACACACAGACTTCGGCCACTGCGTCTGGGGTCATTGGTGTGTTGATCAACGGTAACAAGCGATACATCACCCTCACATCTGGTACACCTTCGTAATCCGGATAGCTATAGCTTTAAGCTTTAATTCCACGGAAGGGAATCGTATGCGTAAGATTGTTCTCACCGCGTATGAAGTGGGAGAGGGGCGCACGTTTGACGTGCGCTCTTCCCTCGTTTCAATCTTGTTCAATGAAGAGAAGTTGGATGGCCGAGAGGTTATCCGTCGAGACGAACTAGCCACGAAAATAGAGAAGCATCCAGATGAAAGCATTCTCTTGGAAGACGTAGAGTGGAACAAGCTAGTCACTGGACTCGGTGCTTCTGACTTAAAACCTCATGGTCGTTCGGTCGTTGAGTTCATCAAACGAGTTCTAGACGCCCCCGATGTTGCCGTACAGGAGAAGTCGTAATGCCCGTCTCGAAAGAACGTCTCGAAACCCGTCTCGCTGAGTTGAAAGCACAACTTACCCAATTGAAAGAACAGTACATCGCCACGACTGGCGCTATTGCTGATTTAGAGTACTGGATCGCAGAAGACTCGAAAGAACCCACTCCAGAAGGCTAGAGGGCGGTTTGCGTCCTCTATATTTCAAAGGATCCTACCATGGCCGCAGGCGACTACCTCCATTGGCAACTGCAGTTCACTCGCAAGATTGCAGACGTGGATATCCTCACTGGCACAGCATCGTACGCTGATGTGCTCACCCCTAAGTCAGCAGACCACCAAATCTACATCCAGAAGATCACGCTGAGTCTCACCACTCACGCAGCAGATGTGTATACATTCGATGATGATGGCGCGGGTCCAGCTATCGCCGTACATACTGACGCCGCTGCTGGATCTGGGGTGCTCTCCGTTGTGGTATGGGACTTTGGTCCGACTGGCCGCCCTCTCACCAAAGGTGCCAACCTGGACGTATCCCACAGCTCCACTGGTGTAGCTGTTGCCCATATCGAAGGGTACGAGCGTCTGGTTGGTCCAGTGGCTGTCGCATCTACGAACTAACGGAAGACCTGCATGCCTGGAGATCTCACGTATTGGCAACGCTATCATGGGCATACGCCTATTGATGTCACAATTCTGGTTGGCACACCGGGCTATTCCAATGCCGTAGCTGGGCTATCTGGTTCTCTAACGTATATCCAACGGATCACATTGAGTATCACCACCCACGTGTCTGGGGACCGATACCTGTTTGATGATGATGGAGATGGGTCAAGTCCAGTAGCTGCTCACACAGATGCAGCAGCTGGGGCAGGAGTCCTCTCAACCGTTCTTTGGGACTTTGGCCCCACTGGGCGTCCGCTTAAAGCTGGAGCCAATCTGGATGTGAGTCACTCTGGGGCTGGTGTAGCTGTGGCGCATATCGAGGGGTACTATCAACCTCAAGCTTCCAGCGCAGCAGCATGGACAGCACCCCTCAGTTACTCAGAACAAGTCATTGCTGACGGAGCAGTTGGGTATTGGCGGTTGGGTGAAGCCAGCGGAACAGTTGCAGTTGATAGTACAGCAACCCCCCTCAATGGCACGTATGTGGGCACTCCATCTTTGGGAGAAGTTGGAGCACTTAGTGACGGTAACACTGCAGTGTTATTTGATGGCGTCGATGACGTTGTCACCAATGCTGCCGCAGAGCTACAAGTTACCGCCGGTCCATTTTCCGTTGAAGCATGGGCTAAGCGCGTGGGATCCAGTAGTGATGCAGGCATAGTTGGGCGCAACGAAGCAGGATCTATTACATGGCACGTTGGCGCAACAATATTTTTCTATGCGGGGTCTACTAATATCAGTTTTGCAATAACGGATACGACGACATATCACCATATCGTCGGGACCTGGGACGGCACCACAGCGGCCAACGGCGTCAAACTTTACGTCGATGGTGTTTTACGTTCTCAAGGGACATCTGCATCGACCGTGGCAGCTACAGCAGCGTTGACTATTGGAGACGCATTCGCTACGTCTTTCAATGGCTACATTGACGAAGTAGCTCTCTACTCTACGGTGTTGACGCTAGCTCAAATCCGGGAACATTACAAAGCTAGGTTATAGGATACTACTATGGGCCAATGGCAAGAAGATCTTGCAATTCAGTACAAGGACTTCCCTGGCGTTGATGCCTTCGGGCATATCCGGGTATCTAATCCGGAAACGCTGGTGTCAGTCCTGGGGCAGTATGATACTGAACCTCTGGAGATGGAGACGGGGGCGACTGGAGCTGGTATTGCACCAGCGCATGATACAAATCTGAGGATGGCGCGGTTGGCTGCCAACGCTGGCACTGGTACCTCATTCTCCCAATCCTACGTGTATTGGACGTATCAACCAGGCCGCAGCCAACGTGTCGAAGTAGCCGGTAAATTCAGCACAGGCGTTGCAGGAGCCATTGTTGATTTCGGCTACTTTGACTCCGCGAATGGCATCATGTACCGGCAGAACGGAGCTAGCGGTGTGGCATTCGTGATCCGAACGTCCACATCCGGCAGCGTAGTCGATCAAGTGGTTCCCCAAGCCTCATGGAACCTGGACAAGCTTGACGGTACTGGAGCACCCGGGATCGTGCTAGATACCACGAAGGTATTCATTATCACGATGGATCTTGAATTCCAGGGCATGGGACGTGTCAGGATGGGGTTCAACCTGGATGGGAAAGTGGTCTACGCGCATGAGTTTCTCCATGCCAACCGGGTCACCACGCCGTATATGCAAACGGCTACTCTCCCACTCCATGCGTTGCTGACTGCGACTGGAACAGTAGCACCCAGCGAGGCATTCTTCAAAGGTGGGCTCATCATTTCGGAAGGCGGACTGCTGAAGGAACGTGGGTTCACGTTCTCCACTCCGGAACGAACTGTGACGGCTGCGAATGGAGCCCGTACCCATCTTCTGTCAGTTCGTCCTAAACTCCTGTTTAATGGGATTGTGAATCGTGAGTCGTATGTCACGCGGTCATTAGAGATCTTTGTGGATAGCCCAAATCCTATCTACTGGGAACTCGTCGCTGGGGCAAACTTCAGCGTTGCTCCAACATGGACGGATGTGAATACACAGTTTTCTGGCACTGAAATCAGTACTGGTGGGGTATTTTCCTCGCTCACTGGTGGAGTCGTGCTGCAGTCTGGATATATGCAGCCTAATACAAAGGACTCAAGTGGGAGTCAAAGCATCTCCATCAACTTACATCATCCATTGACATTGAACCGTGCGGGGGCACACACGGCGATTGGGATTCTCTCGTTACTTGTGACTGGAATCGGTGGGACTGCCGCCACACGTGCAAGCTTCAACTTCACAGAATTAAGGTGACAATTGGCAACAACTGCAACACGAGTTACCACGATTGTGTATTCTGGAGACGTGGTGGGGACAGAGACAATCTCCGCTGCCTCCAACGCAGTCAGTCCAGGTACACTAGAGATTAAAACATTGGTCTCTGGCGCAAACACCATTACACCGCCTACAGGAGGATCAACCCCTGTCGCGTGTACGTGTGTGCCACCCGCGTCTAACGTTGTGACCATCACGTTGAAGGGTGTCACAGGTGACACGGGTATCGCCATGCACCTGACTGACCCATTCACAGTCTCGCTGGCGACTGGCACCACCACGTTTGTAATCACGGCTGGGGCGACACTCACAGGTATGCGCTTCTACTGGACATAACATTGGCTACACAGCTCTCAGAAATCGAGACTCAGGCTCGACGCCATTTGATTGAGCAGTCAGTAGGCTACTGGTCCTCAGCTGAGTTGATTGATATCATCAATCTAGGTATCAAGGACCTCTGGCGGGATACCGTTGATCTGAAACAAGAGCATTTCCTCACGATTGACAACACTAACGTCTCGCTAGCCGCCAACACAGCAACTCTGTCAGGCGTTCCGATTGATGTACACAAGGTCTATCTCATCGAGCCCCGTGATGTCTCCGCGACTAGCACCAATCGTGGTCTCAAATTCGATCCACTGGATTACAACCATCGATTCTTCCAAGCCGCTAGAAGCATGGCGGCTATTGATCCAGTGAGTGCAACTGTCTATTATGCGATTACTGGTCAGGGGAGCCCAGTTGGTGCGCCAAGCGTCAGGATTGCTCCACAAATCACGAGCGCAGTTGACCTCAGCTTTGCGTACGTACCTACACAGGCAACTCTTACCGCACAGGGTATCGTTCCTATTCCTGGTGAGGCGGACGGTGCGTTGATCGCATGGACTGTGGCATTCGCTCGTGCTAAGGAGCAAGATGACCGTTCCCCGGATGCCAACTGGATTACGATCTACGGAACTGAGAAACAGCACTTACTCCAGAGCTTAGGACTGAGGCAGTACCAGGAGCCCACATACGTGGATGCCATGTTTGAGGAGTACTGGGGATGATTGAACGCAATGTAGTTGACGCATATCATGTTGAACAACTCGTTCATGCCATGCACGTGGCGTTAGAGCATGCATGTGTGGCGGATGTCACTACTCCAGCTGATGTGCTATCCGCTATCTTCACGACGCTGGAACGAACCCTGTACGCGCTGCAATCTGTTGAGTCATCCTTCGAGGAACGCGAGCATAACCGAAAGGAAGTGGCTAACGCATTGAACGATCTGATGATGAGTTTTGGGATGAAGACCCACTGAGTCAGGATGGCTAAAGATCTAGACGTTTACGATATGGCGGATCACGGCGTGAATGTCACGAAGTCTCCGATCCATCTCGAAGACGGTGAACTCACCAAGGCGCAGAACTGGCAGACTGATCCCACCCTCGCAGACGGGGCGATTCGTCGTCGTGACGCTATGGTGAAATTGAACTCAACTGCGTTAGCGGGAGCATTGCGAGGATTAATTGCACTGCCCTTCCCGGATGAGTTTACCGTGACACGCACGTTTTATGCGCCCATCGATGATACCACCACCAACACGTGGCGCACGTCGGCTGATGGAACGACATGGACGACTATCACCACCGCGACTCTTAACAAGGCTCAAACCGCCATCCATGACCCCGGCGCTGGCGCTCCCGGCGCAACATTCTCAGGGGGTTTGCGTGGAATGGTCACATGGGCGGCTGTTAACCACAAGATCTACTTTCCTGGCGACGATTACAACACAGATGCGGAAGCGGGGACTGATACTTCGCCCACGTTGTACGTCTGGGATGGAACGACATCCACGAAACTTCTCACAGTTCCCCCTCCCCCCGATGTCGCACCAACCCTTGCAAGAGGAATTAGCGCGATTGTGCCATATTCTCAGACTGAGTTGTTAATTGCGGTGTTTGGAGAGAATGCCTCTACAGCTGAGACTTATGCAAGCTTGCTGCTGTACGACACTGTGACAGGGTCGCTTGAGCAACTTGGGCCTGAGACCAGCTTGAATGACCAAGTCATCTTTGCGCCATATGTTTACCAAGGTCGTATCTGGATAGGACCTGCGTATAGAGAATCCACTGGATCGACTATCGCGATTCGCTGGATTCGACCTGGTGACCCTGCATGGACCACTGACGCCAACTTTAAGGCCATCGATATTGGCGGCATCAACATGGTACATTTTCTTGGCAACCTGTACATGGGGACGCATAGTTCGATTGCAGCGGTTGCCGATATCCGAAAGCGTACTTCGTCTACTGGAGCTTGGACGACGGTGACGAGCACGGATGGAGCAGGGGCTGGCCAGGTATTGGGACCGCTGATTGTGACGGCAGATGGTCTGACGATTCTCTCGTTTTATAATTCAGTGAGTGGGGCGGCGCCATTGCTTCGTATTCTGTCGTCTACAGATGGAACGACATGGGTTACAGACTTTGATATATCCGCAAATCATGCATCTCACATCATTTCAGGTATCCCATACCTCGATACTGACGGCAGCATTTACTGGATGTTGAAACGGTCTGATAACGTAGGTGTAATCAAGAAGCGTACGTCAGCTGGAGTGTGGAGCACAGTTGATAGCTTTAATGAGTTGCGTGGACCTATCCTGCCGCTGAAAGTCGTAGCGTAGGAGTTATGGCTTACTACATCACAGTAGCAGGCGGCACTGTCTACAAGATCACGACTGCAGGCGTTGCGACGGCGCTGACGTTACCTACCGGTATCACGATTGATACCACTCGTCCAGCACGCATGGCCATCCTGAACGAGAAGGTCGTGATTGTCAATGCGCCTAATCGCAGTATCTGGGTTGACAGGATTGGGACAATTCGACCCCTAGGTCTGACGGCCCCTGCAAGTCCTGTGGTCGTAAGTGGCACTGGCTCCGGTACACTCTCTGGGACGTATAAGGTTCGCTACACCTTCAAGGTTTACGACCCTGATACTCATGCGCTACTTCAAGAGAGCCCTATGAGTCCGCTGTCGAATGCGACGACTATTACATCGCAGTTGCTGTTGGCATCAGGTGTAGGCATTTCCCCTGACACCATCTCAGCACGCGGGATGTATCGGACTGTCACGGGTGGCTCAGCTATCGTGTTCCCATGGGCTGACTTGGAAGGGAATATCGTCACGAGTTACGCGGATGATATCTCGGATTCGAATCTCTCATTAACACCAGCCCCTGACGAGCTAGGGAATCCTCCTGGCAGTCAGGTTGGCACGTACATGACACTTATCACAGAGTGGAAGGGCTTCCTGTGGGGTGTTGGTGACAAAGACCCTGATACGATTCGACGGTCTGCATCTGGGTTGATCTACGCATGGCCATTCGCTGGAGCGTACAATATTGAGCCAGTACGTGCTGATCAATACGGTATCACAGGGTTGATATCACGACGGGACGAACTGGGTATCTGCAAGCGCAACATTATCTGGAAGATGGTGGGCAGCGACCCTGACACGTTTGAGCTGGTGAAGGTTCGTGATTCGAAGGGGCGTGGCTGTTATGCACCGGATTCCGTTGTGGTTGTTGATAACGTGGGCTATTTTCTTGGCGGTGATGGGGTCTATACGTGGGGAGCGGATGGAGTAGATTCTATCTCTGATGTGAAGGTCAGGAATTGGTTTGCCTCGGACACGTATTTTAATCGTGCCCAGTATCCCAACGCATTTGCGAAGTACAACTCCAGGTATCATGGGTATGAACTCCATCTTGCTGCGGCAGGTTCAACGAATATCGACCGTTGGGTGTTCTATGACATTGCCCGTAAGACATGGTGGGGACCACACCTGACTGATGCGTTTACCCCCACTATGGCAGGCGAGATCATCGATGCCAACGGGATCGTGATTCCTGTGATTGGCTCCAGCGTAGGACACATCTGGCAACAGAATCAGGCGGGGTTCATCGAGGGTGTACACGATATCCCACTAGACCTGATCTCAGCGTTCCATAACTCAGCTACCCCAGACATGGAGAAACTCTGGGGAAGGTTATCGTTGATCTCGAAGATTGAGACCAATGCTGGGAATATGGCCATCGCGGTGAAGACAGGAGGCCTTGACGCAACTTCAACGTACTCGCTTGCACCAGACTTACGTAAGGGACGTGAGAAGTTCCGTATCCTTGGTCCTGGCAGGATGTTGAATTTGCAGATCACGGAGACGACGGCGTCCCAAGGGTGCGAGTTGTACGGGTATGAAGTTTCGCCAGTCCACGAGTTAGGCCGACGCTAACGCTACGCTGATGTCATCGAACTGGACCAAACCTATCGACTTGGATTTTCCCCTCACAGCTAAAGGGCTGGAGGAGATCAACTCCATGTTTCAGAAGTTGTTCTCCAAGTTTCCGCTGGGGGTAAATCGAGGTGGGACGGGGTTAGGGTTTGGAGACGACTTCGAAGTTGGGGATTTGTTGTTTATCGATTTGGATGACCTCGATGACCCGACTTTCGCACTTCTGCCGTCGGTTTCCGCTGGGTCGTATCTTCGTTCTGGGGGAATCGCTACTGCGCCGCTGTGGTCCACGCTGAAGCTGCCGAATACTGCAGCTGTTGGCGATATTCTCATCGCTAGCACGCTGGATACGATTACGGGCCTAGCCATTGGCGCTTCTGGGACTGTCGTTCGTTCGAATGGGACGATTCCCGCGAATAGTGCGTTCACCATTGCGAATACGTTTAGCGCTGGTCAGATTGTTTATGCTTCTGCGTTAGACACCCTTACGGGCCTTGCGACAGCGACTACAGGTAAGTTTGTCCGTTGGAGTGGTACTCTCCCAACGTGGAGCACTCTGACGATCCCCAACGTTGCAGCAGCGGGAGGCTTGTTCA